CTGGTGAGGTAGTGTTTCATGAGAGCGCCAGGCACGACATAATACGCAGCCTCACGCTGCCATGCGGTCAGTGCGTAGGTTGTCGGCTTGAGCGTTCTCGCCAATGGGCGACGAGGTGTTTACACGAGGCTAGTCGGTATAGTAAGAATTGTTTTATTACATTAACTTACAGTGATGAGCATCTTTCGTCGGATCGTAGTTTGCATTACGAAGATTTTCAAAAGTTCATGAAACGGCTTCGTAAGGCGCATAAGGGAGCTGACCCTGATTCAGAGGGGCAGTACCCGATTAGATTTTATATGGCAGGTGAATATGGCGAAAATTTTGGACGTCCTCATTTCCATGCCTGCATTTTCAACTTCGATTTTTCGGATAAGAAGTTATGGAAACGGACGGATGCTGGCAGTAGAATTTATCGATCCGAACAGCTTGAGAAGCTGTGGCCTTTTGGTTATTCCTCAATCGGAGATGTCAATTTTCAAAGCGCAGCATATGTTGCAAGGTACATAATGAAGAAAGTTACTGGAAAGGCCCAGGACGATCATTATGAGTTTGTTGACCCAGACACTGGTGAGGTTGTTAAACGAAAGCCTGAGTTTAATAAAATGAGTTTGAAACCTGGGATTGGATTTGATTGGTACCAGGAGTTCAAAGATGATGTTTACCCGCATGATTATGTCGTGGTAAATGGTCGCAAGGTTCGACCACCCCGCTTTTACGATAAAAAGTATAAGGTCGAAGACCCGATTAGTTTTGAAGCTATCGAGTTTGAGCGGGAGCAGAGGGCTCGAAAGCGTTATTTAGATAACACTTTGGAGCGATTGGCAGCTAAAGAGAAGGTTGCGAAAGCAAGACTCTCTCAGCTTAAACGTAAATTAACGTGAGGTCATTTATGAAGATGTTAGTATGTACTATCAGGGATCGTGCAGCGGAAGCGTATGGACGGCCTTTTTTTCTTCCAGCTACGGGAGTAGCTATTAGAAGCTTTCAAGATGAAGTTAATCGTAAAGCTGAAGATAATCAGGTTTATCAACATCCTGATGATTTTGATCTTTATGAGCTTGGTTCATTTGATGATTTTTCTGGTAAATTTGAGTTGCACGAGCAGCCGAAACTGTTAGCATTAGGCAAACAGGTTAAGGATCGTAATTAATTAGCCAGGGCCCTGGTCCTTTGGACCGGGGCGCAACAGGAGACTTCACATGATGCATCGTAATAAAAGCGTGAATGTTCATCAGTTTGCAATGATTCCACGTGCAGACATTCCGCGTTCTAAGTTTGATTCTCAAAAGTCGTATAAGACAACTTTTGATGCTGGTTATCTTGTCCCCGTGTATTGTGATGAGGTTTTGCCGGGCGATACTATCAACTTGAATATGACGGCGTTTGCTCGTCTTGCGACTCCTTTGTTTCCAGTAATGGATAACATGCATTTGGATTCGTTTTTCTTTTTTGTACCTAATCGATTAATTTGGAGTAATTGGCAGAAGTTTATGGGAGAGCGTACGCCCGATCCTGATTCTTCTATTGATTACACGGTGCCAGAGATGACAAGTCCAGCTGGTGGTTATGCGGTTGGGAGTTTGCAGGATTATATGGGTTTGCCTACTGCTGGTCAGATAACAGGATCAAATACTGTTACGCATTGTTCGTTTTGGCCTCGTGCATATAATTTGATTTGGAATGAATGGTTCAGAGATGAGAATTTACAGGATTCTGTTCCTGTTGATTTAGATGATGGTCCTGATAATCCAGCGGATTATGTTTTGCTGCGTCGTGGTAAACGACATGATTATTTTACTAGTGCGTTGCCTTGGCCACAGAAGGGCGCTTCTGTTACGTTACCGTTAGGTGGTACTGCTGATGTTGTTACAAACAACCAGGCTATTTTGCTTAATACGCCATTGACTGGCGATCGTAATATTATTAGTGGAGCGATTACCAACAACGTTCGTTATACGGGAGCTTTGCCTGCTGCTGATGAGAATTGGCGGTTTGGTGCGCAGTCAGGATTGGTTGCTGATTTGTCGACTGCTACTGCAGCGACTATAAATCAGCTGCGTCAGTCGTTTCAGATTCAAAAACTTTTGGAAAGGGACGCTCGTGGCGGTACTCGTTATACTGAGATTGTTCGTGCGCATTTTGGAGTGGTCAGCCCTGATGCTCGTTTGCAGCGTCCTGAGTATCTTGGTGGCGGTTCCACTCGTATTACTATCAATCCTATTCCGCAGACGTCGGCTACTGGTGATAGTACGCCGCAAGGTAATCTTGCCGCTTATGGAACAGCTCTCGCGTACGACCATGGTTTTACATACTCTGCTACAGAGCATGGTGTGATTCTTGGATTGGTTGCCGTACGTGCTGATTTGACGTATCAACAGGGTTTGCCACGGATGTGGTCGCGTTCTACGCGATATGATTTTTATTTTCCTGCATTTGCTACATTAGGTGAGCAGGCAGTGCTTAATAAAGAGATTTATTGCACTGGTACAGCGACTGATGACGAGGTTTTTGGTTATCAGGAGCGCTGGGCTGAGTATCGTTACAAGCCCAGCCAGATTACTGGTCTTTTCCGATCGACGGCAGCGGGTACTTTAGATGCTTGGCATTTGGCCCAAAATTTTGGGTCTCTGCCGACGTTATCGGATACGTTTATTGAAGATCGTCCACCTGTTGATCGTATTGTTGCTATTGGCGAAGAAGCTAATGGTCAGCAGTTTTTGTTTGATGCGTTTTTTGATGTTAAACAGGCTCGGCCCATGCCGATGTATTCAGTGCCTGGTTTGATTGACCATTTCTAAGGAGACTTAGATGGGAATCTTTGACAAGGCACTTGAGGCTGTCAAAGTAGTTGCGGAGCCGTTCAAAGCGGTTGCTCCAATAGCACCCTTTGTATCGGCTGCCGCTAGTTTATTTGGTGGTAGAGAGCAGAATGTCGCTAGTGCTGCAGCTGCACAGCGACAGATGGATTTTCAGCGTGAGTTATCTGATACGTCCTTTCAGAGGCAGTTGGCTGACTTAAAGGCTGCTGGCGTTAACCCAATGTTGATTTCAAGATTGGGCGGTGCCAGCACCCCTGCGGGGGCAATGCCTATTATTGTTAATCCGTATGCAGAGGCGTCTCGAGCTTTTTCAGCAGCTCAGCAATCTGGTGCTGCGGTAGCTGATGCTGAAACGCGCCAGATGTTATCAGAAGCGCAATATAAGCAGATAGACGCAGCTGCTGATAAGTTGAAGGCTGAATTGCAAAACGTCCCCCTTGAGGGGGATCGTTTGAAGGCCACTGCAATGATGCTTTTGCAGTTAGAAAAGTTATATGTACAGCAAGGTTCTACTGCTGCTGCTACTGAGTTGATGTTGAAGGAAACTGTTAAAAAGCTAAAGTCGGAAACGACTTTGCTTGATTTTAGTATTGACGCAATTCGTAATTTTGATAATTTGGGCAAGAATGTGGAGCAGTTGAAGCCAGTTCTTGATTTGATTAAACCTTTAATAACGAGGTAAAAAATGCATGTCCGGAACCCTTGGAACTATGATCGTGATCAGGCTAGCCGTGATTCCAGTCTTATTTGCAATAGTCCTAGTCGGACTCAACAGCAGTTTAAGTCTGAGTGCGACATCAATACTATTCTTGAGCGGTTTAATGTTACTGGTCAGCTACCTGTTAATAGCGTTCAGCCTACATATGGTGATTTTAGCGGCGTGTTTGATTATCAGTCTGCCGCTAATGCAGTGATTGCGGCAAATCAATCTTTTGCCGCTTTGCCTGCAAAGATTCGGAATCGTTTTAATAACGATCCGGCAGCTTTGCTGGCGTTTGTAGAGGATGATGCCAACGCAGAAGAAGCTTATGCGCTTGGCATTTTGAAGCGGCCTGAGCCGCGTGTTGAGTCACCTACCGAGCCCGAAAAGGGCGAGGTTGCACAGTGAACTACTTGATGTAACTGTGCTAGGTGACACCAAAAGGAGAAAGTGATGCGTAGAAAGCCTGTAAACAAGTATCGTAGTGCGAAGATGTTTAAGCGTAGTGCAGGTAAGACTAAGGCAGCTAACTTGCGCAGTAATCCGATGCGTGGCGGTTGGCGTTTGTAAATGCCGTGTTTTCATCCGTTGCAGGCGTACAAGACTGCATCTGGTGAGGTAGTGTTTCATGAGAGCGCCAGGCACGACATAATACGCAGCCTCACGCTGCCATGCGGTCAGTGCGT